TTTACACTTGCAGCTATCTCCTGCATATATGTATTTTCAAGCAACTCTTTGAACTCTTTTACAAAATTATAATCAGTTTCAACTAAATCTTTATTAGTTTTCATATCTTTGAGAATTTCATTAAATGTCTCAAGGTATTTATTTTTTATTTCATCAGTTGCATCTTCTATCTGATCAGCAAAATCTTCATATGTTCCCATTCTTTTTACAACACCCGGAGCAAAACACATCCAAATCTTCTGTTTCCGTCTGTCTGTATTTATGCTTACCGCCCACTCTCCTGGCTTCATTTTCTCAGGGTCAAAATCAGCTTCCATTCCACGTCTTACATATATTCCCATTAAACCTTTAACTCCTTTCCATTCACATATATATCGCCGGTAAGATTCATCGTTCCAGCTCCTATACATGTAAAATCAATTTCTCCATAAGATTCTATCTGCACTCCATATTTTGTTATTCTGATAAATGAGCCTTTCGACGGCTCTCCTTCTCTCGGTGCTGCATAAATCTTTACTCCTCCGTCAATTACCTGTAAAAATATTCTTTCATTATCATCTGCTTTAAATCCGTCTTCCGTAATCTCAAGATTTCCTATCTTGCCTTTTTTCGCATTAAGTCCGGCTTCGTCCCATGAACCAATTACAGCACCTGAAGAATCAAGAATTTGTAAAACTCCCTGTGTATTATCTTCGCCACCAAGTACAAGCGTTCCACCGCCGATATAGTCAGCTGCTATCTTATTCGCAGCTATTGCGTCCATTATCATTTTCGCGGTCATGGTAAAGCCATACGGATACGTCTTACCTCCGTCCATACTTAATGCAATTGCTTCCGCTGTCCATTTCGTTATAAATGTGCTTTCCTCAAGCGTAGGCTTATCATGTGTATAATACACATATCCGCCTGTCTCTGATTTCTGCTGTGTAGTATAAAACCCTGAACTTTTTGCTATCTTTTCTGACAATTCTTTTTGTAATTTTTCTCTTAACCCTCTCTCAATCTGAACTTTTCTATCTGCACTGCTGTCTGCCATCTTTAAAAGTTTCGTAACCGTAGAATTTCCTGTGTTTTTATTCGATTCATCACTTTTACAATCACAGCTTATACTTGTTTTATCCCTGATTGTGTATGTTATTCGTGTCATATAGCAATCATACGAATTCCCCTTATAATCTTCAACACATACAGGATCCATTGATTCAAGACGAAAATCCGACCGTATTTTACCCGACAGTTTTCTGAATCTTAAACCTGCGTATTTCCTTACAAGCACATCAAGAACTGTTTTTACATTATCTTCTGTTATCAGCGGATTACCACTTATATCAAGTACATAACCGCTCTCACCTGTCATATAAGTTACATCATCTATCTTCACGGCAATTCCTGTTATTACAGTGTCATCTGTTGCTGCTGTTAAATCACTTATATCGTACTTAATTGTTATATCTTTTCTGTCTCCAAAAGTTCCGCCGTCAAATGTATATCCCGAATTGTAATCTGTAAAATTACCTCCGTCAGCATTATCTCCGGTCATATAATTATCAAGATGCCCTCCGTCAAGATTGTCATCTTTTTGAAATACCCTTTTATAGTCGCAAATTATGAGGATTCCCTCATCATTTGCTTTTAAAACACTTCCGGCACACTGCATTATGTAACCTGCAAGCTGCCTGTATGTTGTTATGCTTTTATCCAATTCATTTATAAGCATATCTGAATTATCAAACTCAAGCGTACCTAGTGTAATCCCACAATTATCTGTTGCGGCTTTTAACGCTTCTGCATAAGTACATGGCAGCTTTAGGCAATCAGCATCCATGTCCTTTTCAAGTTTATATACATTGTCATAACATGTAAGACTTAACATACCACCTGCATATTTCGGTGTCTGCACTGTATATAGTCCTCTTTTATATTCCGCTTTATTATTTATAATGTACGGAATTACAACTGCACCATTAAAATTATATGTAGAATAATGCTCGTCATAATTCAGAAGACTTAACGTAAGAACTTTTGCTGATGTAAATCCGATACTAAACGATTCGCTTTCGCTTGAAACATCTTCTATTGTCAAGCCATCACTCATTATCCTTGATTCATCTACATTGATAACAGTTCCATCCGCAAGCTGTATTACAGCTCTTGCACTATCAAGTCCTTTTCTTTGAACATTTAACATCTTTACACCTCAATTCTGCTGAATTCCAAACTCCAATACACTTTGCCGTCAGTGTCAGCACTAACAAATGCTGCCTTTCTGTCTCCAACATAAATATCTGTCTTACACATTTCATACGGATTCCTAACATCCATATACTGCATTTCTGCGTATTCTATACCGTCAACTGCATTTGCTATTTCTGCTGCCTTTTTCCACTCCAATTTGCTCCATTTTAGAGGAATTGAATCTTTTACGGCGATTACATCTTTATGTGCCCGTCCGTCAAGCGTTCGCCCTGTCTGCTGTGTGCTTAAATCAGATATTGTCTGTGAATATTCATCAGGCAGGGGAAGCTCTACCCCTGCCAGAATTAAAACCGGTTTAAATTTCGCCATTGCCACTCTCCTATATACCAAGAAGCGGGTCTATTCCCGTTCTGTCTTTTTCCTTGTGATATTCTTCGATAAAAGCTTTGAAAAATGCTGCCATTTCACCTTTAAGATTTACAAGGACTTCAACTTTCTGCTGATTTGTGAGACCTGCAAGCTCCTCACGCATAATCTGACGTATAAGGCTCTCCGGTGCTTCAATATTCTTTCCTTTCTTCTGGTCGCCAAGTACAGCAACAAACGGACTGTTTGCCGGGATAACCGCACCTTTGGCAAGAAACGGAATCTGAGGAGCTTCTATATCCGGAAGAAATCCAAATGGGTGTCCACCAAGAATATTAATATTTCTCATTCTTGAAAAGATATTCCCAAGCGTATTAAATGGTTTTGCAACAACATTATTTATTCCTGATATAAGCCTGTTTATTACATTTTTAAATGTACCTTCTATATTGGATGCTATCTTTCCAAAACTTGTTGTAGTAAACACACCTAAAACTTTCTGCCAAGCATCATGAAAAGTATTCTTTAATGAAAGTCCAAGATTATTAAACGGCCTCAATATGTCATCTTTTACACCGCCAATCTTAGCTCTTACATTTGCACCCATTTGAGATATACCATTAATAAGTCCCTGCATGAGATAAGTTCCGATTTCAGCAAACACTGTTGATGGACTGTGTATTCCAAAGAATTCCTTTACCGTATTAACAACAGGGTCAATAAGATTCTCCTTTATCCAGTTACCTATATTATCAATTACATTGGTTATTCCGCCTTTTAAGCCATCAATAAGCATTTCACCTATATTTTTTCCGGCTTCCCATATAAGTTCGAGACTCGTTAAAAACCACGTAACTATAAACTCTATAAGTGATCTTATGATTCCGCCCCAATCTATGCCTTTGATAACATCAAACACAGAATTTACAACTGCCGCCCAATCAGTCTCTTTTAATAGATCTGTAATCGATGTGACTATTCCAATTACGAGCATAGAAAAGTCCATACCCAGCTCTGCCCAATTAGTATTATGAACAAAATCATTTATACTTGTCGCAATTGATGTTCCAAGTTTTGACCAGTCAAATGTGGACAAAAAACCAAATATCCAATCAAATGCACCATTTAACTGCTCTGATAACGTAATTCCAAGCAGCGACCAGTCAAAATCATTTATTGATGAATTTAACAGATTTCCTATGTCCTGACCAAATGAAAGAAAATCAAAATTATAAACGAAATTATGTACAGTAATAAGTGCCGTATTAAGGCCATTTGATATTGTAGAGCCTACAGTATTCCAATCTATTCCGTCAGCCATTCCATTAAAAAGTGTTGCAAACGATTTTCCAACTGCTGCCGCTTTTGCCTGTATTCCCTCCCACTTGATACTATCAAGCGTATCTGTAATCTTCCGACCAATAATCTGACCAACTTCTGTAAAATCCTGATTCTCCCATGAACTTTTTACCTTTTCAGCAAAAGAAGACGCTCCTGCATCCGTGTCAGCATTAAATGTCACACCGGAAGAACTGTCTGTATCTGATGACAATATATTAAACTGGTCTATGCTTGCAGATGCCAGCTTCGTCTGTTTATTTACATTCTTTGCCGCCGCTGCCTGTTTATTCAGAGCCGCAGCCGCCGCATTGCTGGCACTCACAGACTTTCCGAATAGCGTATTTGTAAATGCCGCGATCTGATTTGTAAGCTGTTTTAACGCACTCATCAAAAGATTGATATATGGAAGTGCTGCTTCGTAAACAGGCTGAAATGCAACAAGAAGATTCCCCTTTATTGTGGCCAGCGAACTGCTGAACTCTTTATTAGCCGACAACATGCTTCCAAGCTGTGTCCCTAGTGATGTAAGCCCCTTTTTTATTATTCCAAAAAGAACTACTGTCTTTGCCATTCTTGTCAGCTTATTAAAGCCTTTTTGTAATGCTTCAGCTTTGTTATTCATCTTATTGTAAGCTCCGCTTACTCCTGTAGCCTTTGATGCCATCCTCCCAAGCTGTCCGCCAACCATTTTTATAACAGTTCCCAGCTTTTTCTTTCGTGCAATAGACTGCTTTTCTGCTGCCGCTGCTTCTTTTTCATCTTGTCTTGCCTGTGCAGCCGCATCTTTTCGTGCCTGTTTTAAATCAGCAACCGCCGTTTTCATTGCTTCCTGTTCCATATAGTAATTTCTCAGGTCAGCCTTTGCCGCTTTAATTGAATTTATCAGCTCATCCATGCTCTCTTTATCTTTTTTATAAGCGTCAGACCTCTCATAAATATCAAGACGTGAATAATCTTCCATTTTTTCTTTTAAAGCATCCAGCTCTTTCTCATACTCTTTTATTGCTGCGGTTATTGCTTTGGGACCATTGACATCATCCATTTTATCCATCGCTGTCTGAACCTTTATAATCGACTCTGCGGCTCGCAGTGATTCCTGGCTTAATGAATCTATCTCCTTCTTTGTACCCTTTGTATTTACATTTCCTACGCTTTTTTCTACGTTTTTTCCCATATCTTCAATGGATTTTGCAATATCCTCCGCCATTGATTTCAAATCTTTTGCGTCTTCATCAAATCCATCTAGATTTATTCCTGTATCAAAGCTGATTTTACCTTTATCGTCTTTTACCACTTTGACCCTCCATAAAAAATAGAGAGCCTAAGCTCTCTATCCAAATATTGATTCTATTATTCTGTCCTCTTCCTCGTCTTCCTTTGTCTTTATAACAGGGAGTTCAATAAGCTCTTTATTATCACGGTAAAAATCCCTCTCATACTTTTCAAGTTTCTGTTTTTTTCTAAGCTTCTGACGTATGTATATAACCTCCGAAAAAACACACTCTCCAATTTCCATATAAAACCCGATAAAAGTCCACCAATGAATATATTTAACCGAGCGTACTTCTTTTCCGGCAACTCTGTTTATAGCTGGAATTAATACACTTTCATCATGTTCCCAGTCCATCATGCGAACCTGTTCAGTCTTTTTTTCCGTATATCTGTTTCCACAGTCTATAAACCATGCTGCCTGTCTGTATGCCTCTTCGTAATCTGTTACAGGTATATCTTCAAAATCATAATATATTATTTTAAGACATATATAGCATTTTTCCTGTCCGGTAAGGCCGGTATCATTTAACGCCTGTATAATTTTCAATATATCCCTGTAATCGGTCCTTATCCTGTACGATATACCATTAACTTTAAGTTCTTTCGGTAATCCATTCATACTTATACTCCGTGAAATTTATTATAATTCCTGTTCTTGTTGTACTTTTTGCTGTAACTGCGGCGTTGCTGTCTGTTTTCATAGCCTTCTGTATACTGCTTTACTTTCAAATTTACGTTATCAAAGCTCTCACCACATTCAGCCCCGATTAAACTTCCAATCTTCTCAATTATTTCTTCACAGAGAAGTCTTTTATCTTTTCCGACAATGCACAATGGAGACTGTCCATAAAACAGAACATCATATACATCTGCATTAAAAAGATAATTAAGCTGTTCCCTTAGAGCATTATCGAATGCCTCAAGCTGTTCTGTTACAATATCAACATTTTCTGCTGCCGTTCCGTCGGGATTGATTTTTGCCTCAGGAAGATTATCTGCAAGATTATTAAGATTTTTAACAACCTCTTTGTACCTTGTAAGGATATTTACATCACCCGGATTAAATCTCAAGATTCTGTTTGAATCTCCATTTATCATATAACTTTTTAATCCCTCATCAAAAGATAAGCTCTGCATATTTGCCATTTATATTTCCTCCTTAATCTGCTAAAAACGTAGGTACTTTATCAGCAACTGTTACCGTGCCTTTTTTTCTGTTACCGTCAAAACTGATAGTATACGGAATCGCTACACCGCCTGTTTTTCCGCCATATGACTTAGGCTTAACAACTATATCCTCAATCCATGCGTCAAACGGACCTTCTTTCTTATCACAAACAACTTCAAGTATCTTTGTGCGGCAGTCATCACCCGTAAGCCTGTTCATTGCAATATTTTTTATCTTCTCATAGATACTGTCGTTCGTATTCGCATAATATGTATCCACATCAACACTCGGCTCGTATCCGTTATCCTGTGTTGATGTCTCATCAAGTATGTTTTTCTTTGTTTCTGTGTCAGGATTTAACTCAACGCTCATATCTTCAACGTCTTTGCCGATTAAAAACCATTTAGGCTCTCCGTCTCCAAATGAAGCATCAATGTAATGTATAAGGTGGCTTCTTTTTAATTTTCCTACACCATCACCCGCAAAATTCTGTAATTTCAACTCTTTCATGCCTTTTCCTCCTGTTAAACTTCTACACTGTATTGCACTGCAAGCTGTATCTGATATTTTACTGGACCGCTTACATTCCCATTTACAAACTGATACAGCATGGCATTGCTTGCTGTTATGCTCTTTATATAGCCTTTTCTGTCACCTGTCACAACCTCACATGTGTCCTCTTCAATCTGTTCTAAATACCAGCCCAGGTCAATAAGAAAATTACTGTTATTAAGTCTGTCATAATCGCTTACTGCCTGACATGTTGCATACATAATCAGGTTACACTGCCTAATCTGATTTCCAAGAATATCCTCACCTGTCTTATTATCTCCAATCGAAAAAAGCCCGGCTTCTCCTTCTTTATTGTCCAAGAAGTCAACATGCACGTTATTGGTAAATTCATCAATTTGTGGATATTTCTCAATAATATCTTTTACTGCTTCGATTATAGTCATGCTTTCTTTGTAACCTCCTGTGCACCTTTTAAAATGTCTTTTTCATGTGCCCTTTTCATTCGTTCAAAATAAAAAGCTCCACGGTCAGGTGCTCCATTATATTCAAGATTCTTATCCGTAACAATCTTCTTTCCGTTCTTAGGTGCATATGTACTTCCTGTAGGCTCATATATCATTACTTTGCCTTCGTGCTGAAATCTTGCATATGGCGTTGCAACATTAACATATCCCGAACCTACAACAGTATTTGTTATCATACTGCTGATCATAGTTCCGTCCTGCCTAGGCATTAACGGAGACATGTAACGCATAACTTCCGAATCAATAAAACACTGAACCGGTCCGCCACGTTGTAATGCCGCACGTTTCTTTGCAAAGTCTTCCATGCCTATATCAAGTTTTCCTTTTATCTCAAAATGCACATAATCACCTGCAATTCAATTCATAATGGTGCATATTGCGGCTTCCGTACAATTTAGCAGATGCACTTAAAACCTCATACACACGACTGTATTTTTTTAATTTTTTCAAACTGTCTGATACTCCTTTGTCTGATGAATTGTCAAATATAATGCCACAGTTTCCTTTTACAACCATGTCTTTTTTTGGCTGAAAAGCAGCCTGTGATATTTCATCTTCTGGAATTGCGATATATACTGTATTTTCGCCTGTTACTCCCTGTTTTGAAGCTTCGTTTTCTTCTTTCTCCTGCCAAAAAACATGCGGAACATAAAGACGGCTGTATCCTTCTTCACCGCTTAAATAAAAGGTTGCATCCGAATTAGTAAACATGTCTGCACCTCCCGGATGGAACACGGCTCAATAAACCTGTTGAAAAAAGATATTCAGTTATAATTTCCTGTATATCAGTTTTAAGCTGTTCTTTTAAAACAGACTGGCTTACATACGACACCGAATAGTCGCCCACCTTTTCAGATGCAATACCATTATTTTTTACATCTTTTTCATGTATATTTATTCTTTCAGCTATTGCACACACACATTTTTTTGCTTCCGCGGGTATTTCATCAGCTTTTTTTAATCTGTCATATGTATACATATTAATCTTATTTTCTGCCTGATTTTCATAATATTCAAAATCAGAGGCACTGATTTGTGCCTCTTTGCCACCAAGAAATACATCTTTATAATATTCATAATCTGCGTACACAATCAGCACCTCCTTGTTTTTATTCTGCAGGTAAGAGCAATGAGAACGGACATCTCTTTGTCTTATCCGCTTTCATTCTGTTTACAGGATTTGGAAGTTCCCAGCCGAGTCTCATAACAGCACGGAGTGCAACCATGTCATTCTGCATGAGGTTGTAAACAATCTCTCCTGTTGTAGGGTCCTGAATAACGCCCTCTGTAAAGATTTTAAATGTAATATCCTGTCTGATTGAATATACAAGCTGACTGAAATCACCGCAAATCATGAGTGCCTTTGTAGGATCATATGCACCATTCAGTGGGAAATACATAGGATTGCCATCAAGTGCATAATTAGTTGAACCCTGCATATCAGACTTAAATAACGGATTGCCCTGCTGGTCTCTCAACCCTCTTAATTTTGCTCTCATTGAAACATCAGCAATAGCTCCTGTCGGAAGATAACCAGATGTTTCAATATTAGCAATGACACCATTCTCTGACATAATATCAGCATAGAGATCTGATGTTAAAGTTGTCTTTGCTCCTGCTGCCGTTGCCGTCTTAACAATATCGTCTCTCCATGATGCCGGTTTATCTGCACCAAAAAGAACTGCTCCATCAATCTTTGCACCGAACGCTTCTGCAAGTCTCGGCTTAACCTCACCCCAGAGGTCATAATTTGAATCATCAATGACAGCTTCTGGAATAGGTACGATAACCGCAATCTCTTCCGCATAAATAACTTTCTTATCCCATGCCTGTTTTGTTGTCTTTTTTACTCCTGGCTCACCGCTTACAAAGTATGCTACAGGAAGCATATCAAGCACCGGCATCGATGTTCTGTTGCTTGTCATGTTCTGCAGCTTCCTGCCAAGCTGTAATACAACAGAATTCTGAATCGCCGACTGCATTATCTGCTCACTTACCTGCTCCGGGATAAGTGCTGACGCGTCTTTGCTTCCAATATAGTTACCTTCGGCAAAACGCTGTAAATTCATTTTCTTGTTTTTATTCATAGTGTTCCTCCTGTTATTTTCTAAATCCGGCTCTCAAAGCCTCATTGATTTCGTCATTCTCATTTTTTACTGTTCCGCCTCCCGACTTAACACCTGTTGATATTCTGTAAGTTGAATCTGCCTTGTATTTAGGATTTTCTTTAAGGAACTTATCAGCCGCTGTTTTGAAATCAGTCTTATTATCTACAAGCTGATTTACCTTGAACGTGACATAATCAATATCCTCTTCCCTTACCTTGAGATTTCTTAACAGTTTTTCATTTTCATAAGCTGTAAGTTTTGAAAGTGCGTCGTCTCTTTCTCTTGTAATTGCGGAAATATCAGGCTTATTGGCTTCTTTCTTTGCCTTATAATCCTTAAATGCTTCTGCAGCTTCGGCTTCTGTCATTCCCTGCTGTTTGAAATAACTTGATACTGCTGCCTTTTCGGCTCTCT